ATAAGAAATCACTAGACATAAAGTCCTTTCATAATATAAATTAAACATTTTAAGATTGGTTCAAAGATTCATACATTTGTACGATAGAGATGCACTGATCTCTTAGTTGACCAATTGTAGTAAGTTCTTCACCTTTGAACCCACCTCTTTGTGTTACAGCATCTATTACTGCAATTGTACTTCTTGATGACCTGTTAGCCATATCAATAAGTTCTTTTTCCTGACTATTCTCAGTAGTTGCTGAGGGCTCAGGGGTTACGTTTTTCATTTCTTTATCAGCCATATTATACTCCATAAGTTTTAAAAAAGGCAATGTAAATTAAAAGTGCTATGATAACTAATTTACCATAATCTAAATCCCAGTTAGTACCTTCACCAACTGTTTCTAAGAAATCATAAAAAGATTTTAGAATAGGATTAATTTCTTTTTTCATAATATTATTCTCCCGAATTAGTAGTAGTATCACAAGCAATCCAATATTCTAGATCTAGTAAACTATCTGTATGTTTGAAATTTGCTACTGATACATTGTTTGACAATTTAGATATTGAAACATCATAAGATCCAGGAACAATCTTAAGATTAGATATATTTATATCGAAATTAAATTCTTCTATATTATAGTTTTCGCTTTTCTGATAATCTAAATCTATTGAAAAGGTATTAGATGTAGCATTATTCTTATCTAAAAGATTTAATCGAATCTTAGAGGAATCTGATGATGTAATTGATATAGTATCATGACCTAATGTAGAAGAAGCTTTTCGAATCTTATTCATTTGATCATCTGAAATATTAAAAGTTAATTTATTATTGCCAGACTGTACTTTTCCACTTGCCCACATTTTAGTAAATCTTTCAGATATACTTTCTTCTGATGAGTAATAATATTTAATTTTAATAAAATTATCTTTATCTTCTATTAGAAGATGTTCATCACCAAAAGTTAATTCTTGTTCTTCTGTTAAATTAGTAACAGATAAGAATTCACTTAAATTATATATTGCAAATCTTTTAGGTATATTTTCATTTATAACAGCTGATGCTGATATATTTCCCATTTCAGAAATAGTCTTAATTGTATTACCTTCTACAAATAATATATTCTGATTAATATTAGCAAAATTACCTAATATTGCTTTAGTTGCTATACTTAATCGCATTCAATCACCTCATTTAAAAACATATTATTAATATTATACCATACTATTTTAATAATGTAAACCATTAATTTAATATTTTACTAAAATTTTTCTCTTTAATAAACTCTATTTTGTTTTCGAATCTATCATCTAGAACTTCTCTTTTGTGTGATATTACAAAAACATTACTATCATCTGGCAATGTATATAATATTTTTAGTAAATTTTCTACACCATCTATATCTAAACTCGAATCAAATGTTTCATCTAATACTAATAAATTAGTAGATATAGAATTTTTCATTTTAGCTATTTGTCTCCATGCAAACAATAAAGCTAAATCTATTCTTTGTTTTTCTCCTTCTGAAAACGAATCGTACGTAAATGCATCACGATGTCTAGATCTAATTGTTTCATGGAAATTTTCATCTAGATCAAAGTGAACATAAAAATCTAATACTTGAAGATATTGATTTACAAATTTATTAATAATTGGTAAGTACTGCTTTATTATTTTTGTTTTAATACCAGTATCTCTAAGCATTTCTAATATAGCAGAATTATATTTAAAAGTTTCAGTCAAATCTTTTTTATTTTGTTTTAGATCTGTTTCATCTATTACCATATTTCCTAATTCTGTATTAGCATTATTTAAGTCATCAGAAGAATAATTTTTTACTTCTTTATCTAATTTTTGCATGAAGGTACTTAGTCTTTTTATTTCTTTTTCATCATTATTAATATCAGTCATTACACCTCTGTAATATTCTTGATGACTAATAGCACCTTCTAAAGAATTCTCTATACCTTCTGAATTTTCGGATAGCTCATTCATTGTTCTTTGTAATGTCTTAGCTTCATCTTTAGATTCTTGTATTTTAGTTTCTCTAACTTCTTGTGTTATAGATTGAGTACAAGTAGGACATTCTAAATGGTCTTCATAAAACTTAGCATTTTTTACTATTGATTCTATTTTAGATCGTATTCTAGCCATAGCATGCATATTAGCTTGTTTTAAATCGTTATATTCTTTAAGATTTTTTTCTGTTTTAGCAGCTCCTGAATCATAATCAGTTTGAGCTGCTTTAATTCTTTGTTTAAGTTCAAT